TAAGGTAGCAAACGGGGTATCTCTCAACCCGGCTGAAAGAAAGAAGCTAAAAAACTTAGATTGGTTGGTTGACAGGAAAAGCTAAATTATGTGGAATTATGATGATGTAAACTTTGTGAATATAGAACTGTCCAGCCTCTGCAATTCTATATGTGCTTGGTGTCCTCGATATGAGGACATGTCCAGCGTTGTCAACAAACAACTCAAACCTACATACATAACCTTTGATCAATTCAAGGATTGGTTTCCTGCTGACTTTTGTGCCCGCATTGACAACTGGACCTGCTCTGGTGATTATGGTGATGCTGGAACAAACCCAGATCTGCTGCTGATACTAGATTATGTGCTGACACACAACCCTGAAGCCTCAGTGCATCTTAATACCAACGGGGGTATGCGCAATTCCAATTGGTGGGGCGAACTAGGAAAACTATTCTCACACCGAGAGCAGCGCAAGATGATATTCTCCATCGACGGGCTAGAGGATACAAATCATCTTTACCGCAGAAATGTCAAGTGGGATAAGGTAATGGCAAATGCTGGAGCGTTTATCGACAACGGCGGCAATGCATACTGGGACTTTTTGATATTCAAGCACAACGAGCATCAGGTAGCGGACATAAGGCATCTAGCATGGGAGATGGGCTTCCTAGATGTGACTGTGAAATATCCTAAGGGATTTGAGAAAGGCAACATGAAAGTCAAGGATGCCGACTACAATGTGCTGTATGAATTAGAACCGATTGATGAGAGCTACATACAAAATACATACCCTGCAACCCCTCCTAATTATAAGGCAGAAGATGTTCAATACATTACAATCAAAGAAAAGGTAGAAACACGGTATGCAGACACACCAGGAGACATCAAATGCTTCTCACATCGTAATGGTGTTGAGATACGCATAGCCGCTGACGGCACAGTGTACCCTTGTGTGCATTTCGGACATCTGAGTATGCACCCAAGATTCAATCAATTGTTCCCGAAAGCACAGATGATTGACATATTCAAGGACAAGCGATTGTCTCTGCATGACAGATCTCTTAAAGAAATACTCGCAGACGACCCTTATAAATGGGTGCATGATAGCTGGGAGTCTAAATCCTGTGTTGTCTGCTGGCAGAACTGTGGGGTGTCAACAGACAAGCAAACGGTAATGGAACAAATATATCAAAACGAAGGAAAAATTCATGGCACAGTCTAAAATTCTAATTGTCGGCGGTGGTTCTAAATTTGGCGCACAGTTGGCGACAACAGCAAAAGAATACGGTGATGAGGTCCACGTTATTACAGGCAATACGGATATTGAAGCTGACCGAGTTATACCTGTTAACTGGCATCATGTATCAACAGGCGATATCATACCAAAGATTGACAAGGATTATGATGTAGTGGTGTTCAATCAAAATGGTGGGGGGTCGCCTAATGACATCGTACAAGAAAACGTACAACTAGAACATTGGAACCGTGCATTCTTTAACAATGTACAACTATCATATTATATCGCACAATACATAGAGGTTACAGAGAACTCTAAAATTGTTTGGATGCTATCTCCAGTGCTACACCCAAGTGCAAGAACCGATGATTTCATTCTAGGTGGTTACGCGGCGGATAAGGCATATAGCTATCACATGATGAAATCATTCTCTACCCAGAAGAGTAAAAATTACTATGGTCTAGCGCCAAAACACTTCGGCAACTCGCCGTTCTTTGCGCCTGTAATGTATGAAACTATAATGAAACTAACCTCAGATAGGTCAGGTAAACTGTTGAATGAAACCGGTGAACCGTGGAGCTAACTTTTCATGGCGTAGAGTGGGAAACGATCAACAATTCTTTCTCTGATCGATACATGACTCTGTTAGAAAATCAACTGTGGGAGTCTGAAGAATACTATGAGGATGATGTCAGGCTAGAGTCTATTGAAGCAGAGATTTATGCGACCTGTAATGATTTGGGTATCGTGTACACTGATATCAATACGGTGCATGAAGAAACGGTTGATAATAGAGCTAACAATCAACTGTACTCTAAGCTGAATGACTTGATTCATTATTACGAGAGAGTCGAGCAATCATATCCTCCCAGATGGGGATACAGAAACGGCAACTCAGCTATAGAATTGCAGGATAGTGATTACGATTTCTTTACAGTAGATAGAAAATACGGATACCTGTATGTCATGTATCCTCATGTCGCAAGGCATTTCGCGGAAGCAGTAATGTCTGATGACCCTCATGGAACGATTGAACCACAGACTCTAGCGCGGCCAAACTTTTTCTGTTGGCTGGGATCAGATATGATAGTTGAGGACAAGTTTATGCGCCGCGCAAAGAACTTTATTGATAAATATGATTTATCTTATGAACTGACAGATAAGACATTGGCAGTAGGGTACATCCCTTTTGCAAGACTGAGAAAGGATGTGCCCAATCTACAAGAGAAATTGCAATGGATCAAGTGATTAATTCCGAATGGTCAAACACTGTATTGACATGGTGTTGCATTCTAGTTATAATGATACACTCAATTAAACGGAGATAGAAAATGGGTATCACAGAAACACGCGATGAACTAATCGCTCTACTACAGGCTGGTGAAGTCACGATCAACTTCCAAAAAATGGATGAAACTGAGAGAGAATTTGTTGCTACATTAAAAGAAGGTGATATTCCTGCTTTGACTGAAACAAATGATTCTAACGCTGATAAAAAGAAGCGTGACGATCAGATTGTGGTATGGGTTCCTGCATTGCTTGGTTGGAGAACGGTCAAATTAGACCGAATCAACTCAATTACTGCTTGACATTAGACTCCTGTTACTATATAATACATAGTAACAATCAAAGGAGTCCATCATGGCACGACAAAGACAAGAACCAGAGCAGAAAAAGGTACGCAAGAAACGCAAGCCGATGACTGCTGAACAAAAGGCAGCTGCCGTTGAACGTCTAGCTAAGGCTAGAGCAGCGCGGCAAGCTGCTAATCCCCCTCAGTACAAAAACATTCACCCTAAGGTCCTTGCATTGGATGAAGACGATGCGCTCTCATTCAACAAGGTCCGTGAGTGGATCAAATTCAACAAAGATTTGCTATCATCTCACAGGCGCGAGATACGATCAGGAATAAAAGGTGCTGAAGCTAAGGCTGCATCTGTTTCTGCCTACATCAATGCTATGAACGCATATTTGCAAGGCGGTGATTGGATTGATGACTATTACGGCAGAGACCGAGAGCATAGAATGTCATGGCGATCTGTTGCTATGGCATACTACCCTGATGGCGAACCTAAACGTACTAAAGGTGTCTATTATCCTGATGTAGGATATGTCTGGGGTGAGCAGCCTGAAGGTCTTGAGGAGTTAATGGCATGATAGTAGTAGATTTCAATCAAACCGCGATTTCGACCTTCATGGGCGAGATTCGCGGCAGAACTGATGTTGAGGTAAATGTACCTCTGTTACGACACATGATCTTGAATGCCATACGTGGATACAAGACTAGGTTCGGCAATGAGTTTGGTGATCTTGTCATCGCATGCGACAATCGACACTATTGGCGCAAGAAAGTGTTCCCTTACTACAAGGCCTCCCGCAGAAAAGTGCGCGACGATTCAGGCTTTGATTGGCCTAGCATCTTTGAAGCACTGAACGCGATACGCAATGAGATAGATGAGTTCCTACCTTACCCTGTGATCGATGTAGATGGTGCTGAGGCTGACGATGTTATCGGCGCACTAGCGGCGTACAGTCAAACCGCTAAAGAAGGCGTGTTGTTCGAGGAAGCTGAGCCGTTATTGATTATATCTGGTGACCATGACTTCAATCAATTGCAGAAGTGGCCAAACGTGCATCAATACTCACCTGTCAAGAAAAAGATGATAAAGATTGAAGAATCGGCACATGCTATTTTGATGGAACATATCATCCAGGGTGACAAGGGTGATGGTGTGCCTAATATCTTGAGCGACGATGATACCTTTGTCACTGATAAGAGGCAAAAGCCAATTCGCAAGGTTCTATTGGCTGAGTGGAAGAAGATGTCACCCGAGGATTTTGTGACAGGTGATATGGCTGCTGGCTATGTGCGCAACAAGCAACTTGTAGATCTAAGCATGACTCCAGAGGATATAAAGGAAGAGATTATATCGTCATATCAACGGCAACTAAATAAAGATAAGGGGCAACTCTTAAATTATTTTATTAAATACAAATTGAAAGGCATGATTGATGTCGCGGAGGATTTCTAATGGCAATTATTGAGAGGAGAGAGTATCATCAAATGACATGCTACTTCACCTATGAAATTGCAGATGAGGATATCATTGAAAGATGGGGTAGCGTGAGTGCCCTAGAGGATCTACTGGCAGAGTATGATGATGATGCCGTCGAGTGGATGTGGGATTTTGGATATGATCGCTATGATGATCTGTGGACAGATCGAAAGGGTGGTTATGAAATTGATTGGGAGATAAAACCAGATGAAGTTTAGACAAGTGGACGAAGGGTTTGAATGGGTATTCAAAGCTGAAGGTGTAGACGCACAGGTAGCAAGGCTCAAGCAATGGGCAGAAAACAACCAGACCTTGGTGTCTATCGTGCGATGGGGTGTTGGAGCGCAAAAAGTTGACTGGGGGCTGCCCAGCGGTATGCCAGATACAATCAAACTGGATGAAGATATCCCTGCAGGAATGAGTGATACAACTATCCAGATGGAATGGAGACGTATAAATGCATTCTCTGATCCTAATGGCAATATGCAAAAGCTGGTTGATTGGAAGCGAGAGGCTAACTGGATGCAGGTATTGGAAGGCTTACATCATATGGAAGCTAAGTGGTTGACGGCTGCTAAAGACGGGACGCTGCTAGAGCTATGTCCTCAGTTAGAGACTCTGT